TCGTCTCGTCCGAGCAGGCAATACCGATCTGATCCTTAAGCCCGGTGATGGTGCCGGCGGCCTGCGTGCCGGTGTGGTTAGCTCTGGCCAGCAGGGTGGCGTCAGAGCTGTTTGCCGTTGCACTTGTGGCGATGCCGTCGAGCTTGCTCTTGTCAGTCGCTGACATTGAGCCGGCGGCACCCGTGGTGGCCGCGCTGATCGAGATGGCCGGGGTAGCGCCACCGCTGCTGACGATCGGCGCCGTGCCGGTGACACTGGTAACTGGAGCCGTCCCCGAGCTTGCCGCCGTCAGCCGGCCCGCCGCGTCAACCGTGAAGCTGCCGTAGGTGTAGGAGCCAGCCGTTACCGCCGTAGCCGGCAGATCAGCCGCCACCAGGGCGCGGAAGGTCGGGGCCGCAGCGCTGCCGCTGGTTGGGCCTGACAGCACCACGTTCGCGCTCTGCGTGGCCAGGGTGGCCGTCAGCGTGCCGGTGGTGGTGACCGGGGAGCCGGTGACGCTGAACAGGTTGGGCAGGCTCAGGCCGACGCTGGTGACGGTGCCGGTGGTGGCGCTGGCCAGCAGCTGGGTGATCGTTGCTTTCTTGCTGGCGCCACCCTGCACCACAGGCACCACCTCGGTGCCGACCAAGGTTGTAGCGGCTGGTAGTGCTGAAACTTTGGTGCCGGCCATGGTTACGCCTCCAGGAGCATTGTGTCGTCGGTCTCCAGCAGAAACTCGTCGCCGGTCTCCAGCAGCAAAGCATTCAGCGCCTCAATCACCAGCGCCAACGGCACCACGCAGAAGGTGCCGTCGTCTTGCAGCATTGGCTGATGCCGCACCTCGTAGCTGTTGCCGGCGACGGTGATACTGCTGCCGTAATCCAAGGTTCCAAACAGCGACGCCTGGCAGGTCAGCGCATAATCAACGCTGACCACCTGATCACCCAGCAGCATCTCGGAGTTTTGATCCAGGATGCCCAGGCCGCTTACGGCGCCAGCAGTGACGCTGACTCCAAAGTCGGCGAGGAACAGGGTGGCATCGTCAGAGATGGCCATCAGGATCAGCCGTACTTCTTGAGGCCGTAGCCGTTGACGCTGTAGATCGTGGTGCCACTGGCGGCAATGGTGCCAACCAGGCGCACGTAGCGCTTCAGGGTGTCACGGTTGAGCGTGATCACCTGCTTTGCTGCAGCCTGAGCAACAGCAGTGAAGCCGCCACCGGTCACGTCCGAGAAATCCCCGGAGGTGGTGGTGTCGCTGTGCTGAACCTTGCAGGTCAGGGTGCCGGAAGCGGCAGCAGCGCCAGCATCCAAGAGGACTTGAATGTCGCCGTCGAAGTCCTTCAGGTCGGCGATGTTGGTGGTCGCGCCGGTGAAGGTGGCGGTTTCCGATGCCACAGGGTGGAGCGGGAAGTGCTGGAGTTTCTCCAGCGCGTGTTGAGTCATAGCCATGGGTCAGTCCTCGGTGGTGATGGGTGTTCTTTTGCGCTTGGTTGGCATGGGAGGCGGCACCGTGGCCACCTCCTGCGGTTCCTCCAGCTGCTGCGCCTTGCGGGCACCGATCAGAAATCGGGCGTCGCTGGCGGTGGCTTCATGCACCTCACCCGGCAGGACTGGCCTGCCGGAGATCGTCGTGCGCTGGAGGATCTGAATCAACATCAGAGGCTGTCGTTACCGCGACAGAAGCCTTCGGGATGACGTACGCCGTAGTCCACATCCTGCAGGGCGATCACGCGCACGCCGCCGGCGGTGGCCAGGGCAGCGGTGTCGACCACCAGGTCAAGGCCGGACCAGAGGCCCAGAACCATCTGATTCCAGACCCCAAAGAACACATCGCCAGAAGCGATCTGGTTCGACCGGACCACGTTGTAACCGTTGACGGTGCCGCCGGGCTCAAGCACGGTGAATCCGGTGTTGGAGAACTTCTCGGTGGTTTTGAAGCCGCCGTAGATGGTGGAGTTGGTGATGTAGGCCATAGCGCCCACGTCGGCGTTGTCGGCGTTGATCTCGCTCTCCATCGTCACCAGCTCGGCGTAAGTCGGCTGAGCCGCGCCGAAGTTCGTGGTGTTGATGCCGGTGGTGAGCTTGAGGCCCAGTGGCTGGTTGGTGTTACCTAGGCCGTAGAGGCCGACGCGGTCGATCTCCAGCGCCAGCACGGTGGCCAGCTCAGAGCGAACCATCATCTCCACGTCAACCGAGGATTGCAGCAACAGCTTCCGAGAGATGTCGGTGTAAGCGCCCAAGGTCTTGGGGCTCATGTTGATCTGGTCGACCGTGGGGTTCGACTCGGTCGGCGAACCGGATTCAGCCACCCAGTAGGCGGTAGGAGCGCCGGTGACGCGGGGGATAGCCACGTTGCCCGACAGGCCGGTCAGCGTCGTGACGCCCACGGCGCCAAGTGCCAGGCGATTGCGCAGCAGCTCGATCAGTGACTCAGGCCGGAAGTCGGTTGCGCTCAGATCACCAGCGGCCGAGGCGGTGCCAACGCTCAGGGCGCGGCTCATGTTGCGGCGCATCACCTCGTTGGGGACGAGGATGCCCTGGGCGCTGCGGCCGGTCTTGGCCTCGGTGGCCCGGCCAACTTCGCGCTCAAAGGATGCAGCCTCCTGGGCGCCGCGATCGTTCGGGTTGGCCAGGGCGCGAATCGCCCGTACGAAGCTAAACTCGCCGGCTTCGCGGTGGCTCAGACCGATGTCAGTCGCGGATTCGCTGACGGGCTGTTGGGTTGCGCCGCGACTGCTGTACTTGTCGAGCACGGCAGCATTGGCCTCAGCCACGGTCTTGCCGTTCTCGATCAGGGTGGCGGCCAGATCGGCCATACCGTGACGGCTGCAGACGGCGCTGATGCTGCTGATGCGGGTCCGTTCGGCAGCTACCGCGTCAGTCGCGGCGGCGGCCCGAACCTGATCCAGGTCTGGGGCTTGGGTTTCCATCGTCACTGACGCGGGGTGAATAGGAACAGCCGGAGCTGTAGTTGCTGGTTGGGATCGCGAGACCCCGACCGTTGGATCGGCAGGAATGCCGACAAAGGAGACCTCATGGGGTTGCCAGGAGGTGGCGACGAAATTGCCGCCCCGTTCCTCGAGGGTACCGATGGAGTAACCGACGCTCACATTGCGCAGAACGCCATCAGTAACGTCAGCCATCACCTCCTGAGCAAAAGCGTTGCGGCTGAACTTCACCCGGACATAACCGCGCAGTTTCTCGCCATCCACCCAGGAACGCTCGACCACGCCGATCACCCGATCACTGTCGTGGTTCCACAGGAGCGGTGCGCCATTGTTCATGCGCGACAGATCAACAGCGCCACGGTCATGGCTGAGCACCTCGTTGCCGAAGTACCGGGGCACCGGGTATTCAGAGCTGAAGCTGAACTCAATGCTGCGGCCGTCGCTATCGCCAGCGACGCGAGTGCAAGTGACGGCCTCGGCCCGCCGGAAGGTTTTGCCTTCAGCAGTTGCACGCTCAACCGGTGCGTCCAGGGGTGCGGCCTCGGTCACCTCTTCGGTGATCGCTTCAGTCGGTTGATCCATCTGGTGCCGGCGCATCTTTTGTGTCGAGGGTATCGACGGCATCAGATGGATCTTCCGGCGCCTGATCAGGCTGCACCGGCACACTGCCAGGCGCGCTGACCTTACTCGGGTCAGAATCAAAAATCAGGTCCAGTTCATCGGCTCGCTGCACCTCGGCCTGCCTGCTTAGCAACAGCTCCTCAAGGTCGCCGCCTTGTTCGGCCACAACCTCAGCCTGCGTCTTGAAGCCGCACCTGACGGCCTCCTTGTAGGCGTTGACCTCCTTGGCGGGATCGATCCAGCTCCAAGCCCTGGGCATCCAGCGGGCCGCCCGGTAACGATCGGGCGCCAGTTCATAGCCAGGAAGTTGCAGCTCACCGGACAGCACCGCAGCATCCAGCCAGGCCTCAAAGACCGGGGTCAGGAAGGCGTCGATCATGTACTGCTGCATTGCTTTCCAGTTCTCGCGCGCGTCCAGCAGCTCCAGCCGGCTGCTGCTGTAGTTCGACTCCGAGTAGTTCGCTGACAGGCTGGTGAACGGCACGCCCGTGCCGGCCGCCATGCTGCGCAGCATGGCCTTCAGGAACGGCTCAAAC